ATAATAAAAGTAGTAAAAAATGACAAAAGAACAACACTCAGAAGCGCTTAATTCTTTAAAAGAAATTAACAATTTAAATATTGAATCTACTGAAGTAAGTAGAGAAGAAAACCTAGTTAAAATTAACTATAAACACCAAGTAGTAGACTTAGGTAAATACTGCTTAATACTTAGCGGTACTCTTGAACAGTTTCGCACAAAAGATTATTCAAGGGATAGAATGTTTTTAGTCATTTCATTACTTGACTCAAACAACGAAGATTTAGAGTTTAACCCTAAACAGATGCAAGAATTTAAAAATGTATTAAAAGATAAAATATTCGCATAATGGAAAATCAAATAATAGAAATTCAAAACACAATAGAAATGCAAAACACAGTAGAATCTTTTGATGCAAGGCTAATGAAAATGCAAAAACAACTTCAAATTGCAATAGATACAATGCAAGACGTTAGTAGAAAAATTGCTGATAATGATGATAGCCTTTATAGTATAGCACAAACATCAAAAATTTTAGGATTATCATCACACATTATTAGAGAAGAAATAAAAGAAAATAAACTTAAGGCAATTCAAAGAGGTAGTAGAAACTACGTAAGAAAAGATGACTTAAACGAATATATAAAAACGAACTAATGGAAACAAGCAGACTAAAAGAATTAAGCAACACCTATCAATTAAAAGGAACTGATTTTCACTTACAAAACTATGGAGGTAAACAGATTCCTTTCATGAAGAAAAGCGGTATCGATAAAATTCAAGCGATTGAAAACATTGATATAAACTTTGAGCCTATAGAATCTCTTTGCATACCAAATGAAAATGTAGCTCTTAAGATAACGGCTAAATGGAACGATAAGGTTTTTCACACTATAGGGGAAGCAAATACAAAAAACAGCAAAGTACCCTACTTAGGATGTATGGCAGAAAATAGAGGGCGAGGAAGAGCAATTTTAACCTTATGTGGTTTTGCTGAAGAAGGTGTTTTTTCTGCCGATACGAAATGGGAAGCAGACGAATTAAATAATAGCAAATAATTATGGGACAAGTTAAAAATTTACTTGGTGATGAAATAATCCAAGCGACTACCGAAGCAATTAGAAATATTGAAATGGATTCACTAGAAAAAGAACGAGAAGAAAAAAACTTTGAACTAGAAAAAAGAGTACGTCAAATGTTAGTATTTAAAGATAAAATACTAGAAGATGTAGCAGAAGGATGGCTAAACCCACTAGATGTTTTTGTAGCTGTAAATAAAATCAAGAAACAACTAGACAGCCTTACTAGTTCAATAACAGAAGAAGCTTTTGAAGAAGCTCAGAAGTTTGGTACATCATTCGATTACAAAGGATTTAAGATAAGCAGCTCACAGGGTAGAAGGTCATTTGATTATAGTGGATGTGAAGGAATTGTAGACTTAGAGAACCAAGTTAAAGGAGGTAAAGAGTTTTTGAAAAAATGTAAGATAGCAGCAGATGCAGGGGGTTATTCAGAAATTCAAGTGTTAAAAGATGGAACTACTAGAGAAGTTTTTCCAGATGAAAATGGAGAACTAATAGCACTACCAGCTATCAAGTATGGTAAGTCGTTTATAACAATAAAATAATTGTTAACTGGGGTCGTTGGTCAAGTGGTATTGAAAATACGACCCCTTAATTAATATATATATATATGGCAAAGATGATATTAAGTGATTATGAAAGGGCTAGATTAAACGGCTACTTAATAAATATAAAAGAATTTTTACAAATTAAGTTTCATTTAAAGAATGACCTTTTTTATCGAACAAGAGAAAGAGACTACGTAACGGCAAGACAGTTTTTCATTCATTACGCAATGAATACTTTTTTAAATCAAGACGGGTCAAGAATGTTTTCATTGCATTTATTAGGCGGTTATATGTATAGAGACCACGCAACTGTTTTACATCATTTAAAAACTTTTGATTCTTTATTTACTACTGACAAATTATACCGTTTAGATTATAAAAGAACTGTACCTAATTTAAACAATGTAGTAAAAGGTACTTCTAGCTGGGTATTTATGCAGCAAGAAAATATGAAGTTATCTCACAATTCTAATCCAGAAAATGTTAAAAAACTACATCAATTAATTTCTGAAAACTTTAATAGGTCAGATTATTCTTATTTCATAGAAGATAAATTATTAGAAGAAAGCGTTGACTCCACGTCATGCTAAACTGTCAAAGCCACCTGTTTTTAAACCTTTCAGGTGGTAATGACTAAATCATAAAACAATGAGTAAAGACCCAGCATTCCTTTTTTATAGTTCAGACTTTTTAACTGGTACGATGTTTTTAAGTAATGAGCAGGTAGGTAAGTTTATTAGGCTCTTATGCGTTCAGCATCAAAAGGGTAGACTATCGGAAAAGCATATGCTAAGCATATGTAAAGCATATGATTCTGAAATCTTCGAAATGTTTTTAAAAGATGAAGAAGGTTTGTTTTATAACGAACGACTTGAAGCAGAAGCAACCAAGCGTTCAACCTACGCTCAGAGTAGAAGAAACAACGCTAAAGGCATTAAATCAAACAATAAACAACCTAAAACATATGTAAAGCATATGCCTAAGCATATGGAAAATGAAAATGAAAATGAAGATAGAGATATAAATACAGATATAAATAAAGTTGAAATATATCCAACCTTCCAAGATTTTTGGGAATTGTACGATAAGAAGACAGGTAACAAGTCATTGATAAAAATAAAGTTTGATAAGCTACCCCAAAAGATAAAAGAAAAGATAATAGACTACTTACCTAATTATCTAGAATCAACACCAGATAAGGCATACAGAAAAAACCCACAAACCTTTTTGAATAATAAGTCTTGGGAAGATGAAATAATAACAAAGAAGAATGAAAACAGAAACAACGGTACAGACTACACAAAACTTAAAGAACTCGTACAGTCTGCAAATTTCTAACCCTAAGGAAACTATTTTAAACTCAGGTCTAAAAAGTATAGAAGATGTTTTGAAGCTTAAAAATCAACCCTCAATAGGTAAAATGGCTTTATCTAATAACAACATGAAGATTGTAATTGTTAACTGGTTAATCGAAGCTAACGAGTTTATGAATTTAAAGAAGCCAATGACTCAAGAGCAAATAGTATTAGCAGCTACAACAATACTAGAAGACTATGATTTTTTAAATACAGCAGACTTAGCCTTATTCTTTAAGAACCTAATTAATGGTAAATACGGAAATATGTACGAATCATTTAATAATCAAAAGTTATGCGATTCACTAGACCAATACAAAGAAAGCAGGTTTGAATGCGCTAGTAATATTTCACAAGCCGCACACAATAGATTTACAAGTACAGACGTACAAGGAACCTTTTTAGAAGATAAGAAACGAGAAAAAAAACGAAGCAAATGAGAGAACCATACAAGAGAAGCGATGAAGAAGTAATGCCAATTGATTTTTGGAACTACTTAATAAATCCAATAACAGGATTTACATACTCAGTAAGAGATAACATTACATCTTCTAAACAAGTAACAGAACATCCAACACCGTTAAGCCTAAGATAACCAAATGATACAAGTTAATTACTACATAGAAGATAGAGAGTTAAACCCTCCTGAGACGTTTGATGGTCAATGCCTAGAATGTTTAATCCCTTGTGATAGTGATTTCTGTAGCAAACAATGTGAACGAGTATATATTAATTAATTTAAAAATAGAATTATGAGTAACAAACCATTTACAATTACAGACTGGACAATTGAATCAGTAGGAGAAACACAAACATTCGGAGTCAATGGATTTCAAAAGCGTTTATTAGTGATAACCGACAAAACTGCTAAATATCAACAATTCAGAGTCATTGAGGCAATACAAGATAAATGTGTTGATTTTGATGGATATGCAAAAGGAGACAAAGTAAAAATTGATTTCTGGCTTGAAGGGAGGCAACATGTAAACAAACAGGGTGTATTGATAACTTATAATACGGACAAACTTGCTAGCATTGAAAAAACAGGTCATGACTGGGATGTTTCAACAGCAGGAGCAGCTATAGATGCAGCGATGCCTACCGATGATGATTTACCATTTTAATTATGAAGACGAAAGAAGAAAGAACAGCTTATCTAAAAAAATGGGAAGCTGATAACCCAGGGAAACGAGCAGCTTATCAAAGAAAATATTATGCTGAAAACCCAGAGAAACGAGCAGCTTATGGTAAAAAATATCATGCTGAAAACCCAGAGAAACGAGCAGCTATTAATAAAAAATGGAATGCTAATAACCGAGAGAAAAAAGCAGGTTATACTAAAAAAGCCAGAGAAAATCTATCTGTTTCTTATGTAAGCAACAGTTTTGCAGCAAGAAAAAACTCTCCATATACAGCAAAAGAGCTAAGGCAATTTCCTGATATTATTGAAACGCTTAGGCTGATTATGAAAATCAAAAGATTATGTATAATTAAAAATAAAGAAAATGAAAACAGTTAAACCAACTATAGAAATAATAAAAAAAGTTGAAAATCTTGAAGACGTACACTACAAATTGTTAGATGTGTTTCAACAAGTATACGATGGTAAAATGGATTGTAGAAAAGGTATGGTTCTAGCCAAAGTAACGGAGCAATCAATTAGAGCTTTGATGGTTCACAAGATGTATGAACAAACAGAAATCAATGCAACGGCTTCAAATGAATTTAACCTAAAAGTAACAGCAGGATGAAATACACCCACGAAGATATAAGCAAGATAGTCGGCTTTAAAACGTGGACTATAAGAAAAAAAGTAGATACGTTGCTAGAGATTGATGTACTACTTTACTGTAATCTTGGACTTGAATCTAAAGACTCAGAAAAGAAAAAGGTTAAAGCAATAAGCAGAAAGATTTACAAAGCAATTTCTTCTATCAGTCCTGCCGATGGGTATATGCTAGAAGCCCATATGAACGAAAAAGATTTAACAGAAGCAAGTTAGTTGACAGTTCGGAAAGACGAACATTTTTTCATGTTAGTTGGTTAATTAGAAAAGCCTGAGGTTTAATAGTCCTCAGGCTTTTTGCTTTGTTAATAATTATAGCTTTTAAATAACAACTAATAAAATAACCGCTTGACTTTGCCCCATTCCCTAACCTATCTTTGTTCTGCCACTTGACCGACTCTAAAAAAATCGGGATGGAAAAAACAGAATACAATAACAATTTTAAATACGACCTTAAAGTAGGTCAGATTAAAGAAAGAGAATTAGCTGATATATTTCAGCGTGAGCCTATAGAAGTTAAATATGACTTAAAGGCTTTAGATACTGGCAATGTATATGTTGAGTATTATTCAAGGGGTAAAAAAAGCGGAATAAGCACTTCAGAGGCAAAATTTTATTGTTTCGCATTTGTAGATGACACTTATCATCTAATAAAAACAAAGAATCTAAAGGTTAAATGTAGAGAATACATAAACACTAGCAGAGATAAAAAGGGAGGCGATAACAACACTTCAAAAGGAATCCTTCTACCAATAACAGATTTATTATAAACATACACAATAGATTTAATAATCTGGTAGGATGGATTACACAAAATATAAAAGCAAAACACTTTCCCAGCTAAAGGCTACAGCGGTTAGGCACGTACACAAATTTATTAGAGAACGAGATAAAGATAAACCTTGCATCTCTTGCGGTAAATACACAACACTACAAGCTGGTCATTTTCACTCTGCAGGCAACCATCCCATTACAAGATTTAACGAAGACAATATCCACGGTCAATGTAAGAAGTGTAATTACTTCTTATCTGGTAATCTGATTCCATACCACATTGAACTAATAAACAGGATTGGAGAAGAACGAGTAATAGCGCTCCAAGATAAAATATCACAAAGCAAACAAACAGGATATAAATGGGATAGGTTTTATCTTATTGAAACAATAGAAACCTATAAAGAAAAGAACAAGCAGTTTAAATGAAAAGACTGGAGAAAATATATAAGCTAAGAAAGCATCCTGAAAACCCTAGAGTAATCAAAGATGTAAAGTTTCAGCTATTAGTAGACTCAATAAAAGATTTTCCTGAGATGTTAGAGAAACGCCCCCTAGTGGTTAATGAAGACCTGCAAGTATTAGGGGGCAATATGAGACTAAGAGCAGCACAAGAAGCAGGGCTTAAAGAAATATGGATAGATGTTGCAGAAGGATGGTCTATTGAAAAGCAAAACGAATTTATTATAAAAGATAATTCAGGCTTTGGAGAATGGGATTGGGACGCATTAGCTAATTCATGGGATTTAGAAGATTTGAATGATTGGGGTTTAAATATGCCAACACCATTTGAAGGGGATTTAGACTTAGACCTAGATAGAACAGAAAAGGATAATGTAAAATGTGAATGCTGTGGCAAATAACTGGGAATTGTCTTTAGGTTTCTATACGGGAATCCTATTTGGCTTTAGACATTACGAACAAAAGAACTGTATAGATTATGTGCTTTACTTACCGCTTATAGATTTATGCTTAACAATATATGATGACTGAAGAAAAAAGAATAATAACATCCGAAAGCATGGTTAGCTATTATGTAGATGTACTCAAGAATACAAAGAGTGAAAACCATAGAAAATACATCAATCAAATGATTGGATATCATTCAGGCAAAATTAAGACTCCTGATGAAGAAACTTTTTTTAAATACAACGAATAAACAGCGAGGAAATGGCAAAAGAAGACAATCTAAAGAACTGGGAAAAAGGAGTTTCAGGTAACCCTAAAGGTAGACCAAAAGGCTCAAAGAATAGAGCAACAATAGTTAAGCATTGGATGGAAGCAGCAATAGATGCTAAAAACCCTCTAAGTGGACTTACAGAAAGTTTAAGCCAAGAAGATATACTAACTCTTGCAATGATAAATAAAGGCGTTAAAGGAGACGTTGCAGCTTACAGGGCTTTAATGGATTCCCTTTACGGTGCAGTAAAACAAACAATGGAATTGAGCCAAGCAGAAACCCCAATATTTAAACAACTTGATATAGATGTTATTGAGTACGACAGCCCAGAAGAAGATAGCGAAACTACGTAGGCGTGTTAGAATCGTTCAAGGTGGCACATCGTCATCTAAAACGTTCTCTATATTGCCTTTGCTTATTAACTACGCTACAGCGCATCCTAACAGCGAAATAAGCATAGTATCGGAATCAGTACCACATCTAAAGCGTGGGGTTATTAGAGACTTTAAAAAAATAATGCAATGGACTGGTAACTGGAAAGAAGAACAGTACAACCGTTCATCTATGACTTACAACTTTGTTAATGGTAGTTTCATAGAATATTTTTCAGTAGATAATCCATCAAAGCTTAGAGGGGCAAGAAGACATATACTCTTTGTGAACGAATGTAACAATATAGACTTTGAGTCTTATCAGCAGCTTGCGATACGTACATCAAAATTTATTTATTTAGACTTTAACCCAACGGGAGAATTTTGGGTTAATACAGAACTTGAGAATGCTAAAGATTCGCAAAAGGTAATACTAACCTACCTAGATAATGAAGCTGCTCCTAAAGCTGCTGTCGACGAAATACTCAAAGCTAAAGCAAAGGCAGAAACAGGAAACAAGTATTGGAAAAATTGGTTTGATGTCTACGGTCTTGGATTACAGGGAAAACTTTCTGGTGCAATATATGAGAACTGGGAACTAGGCAAGTTTCAAACTATAGGCAAAACCGTACTAGGTCAAGACTTTGGATTTAGTAATGACCCCTCTACCCTTTTAAAAACTAACATAGATAAAAAGAACAAGATTATTTATGTCGAAGAATGTTTCTATCTAACCAAGCTAACAGCAACTCAGTTAGGAGACTTAAACGCAAAGCACGCAGGCAAAGATTTAATTGTAGCCGATTCAGCAGACCCCAGATTAATAGATTCCCTTAAACAATACTGTAACATCGTTCCAGCAATTAAAGGGCAAGGCTCAATAGTATATGGTATTGCAATGATTCAAGATTACAAATTAGTTATTGACCCCGAAAGCAAGAACCTAATCAATGAGCTTAAAAACTATGTATGGTTGGAAAAGAAAAGCCAAACACCCATATCTAAATTCGACCATTTGTTAGATGCACTTCGATATTCAGTATCGTATCAATTAGCTAATCCAAATTCAGGAGAGTATCATATTTGGTAATACAAG